ATAACAGCCAGGTACAGGCCAAGGTTAGCAAGACAAAGGATTGGGAACGAAAGGATCGAACCCATTAGCTGGCCGTTACGCTGCTGCACTGGCAGCACAGTCTCGTTGAACGGCTTTGGATACTCACACATATGGGGTGCAAGCACGGAGCGCCACAAATTGCACATGGCTGGATCCTGCCCCTCGATGATGGACTCGAGGATGGAGGCGGACAGACGAGCGGAAAGCTTGTCCGTTGCTGCCGAGTAGTCTATGGAAAACCACTCATTACGCCCGTCACCAGTGAGGACTGGGTTGACGGCCAAGTCATAGAGATCTGTCGTCTGGAGCGGAGCCCCTATCAGACGGAAACAGTCCATCTCTCTCAGGACACCATGCAAGCTCTTCTGGAGCCTTTTGGATGCATAGTATGGTGTGGCATTCCCTTTAGAAATCACTCGGACTTTCAAGGGTTCCAGCACAGCCTGGATCGTCGCCTTCAGCACGCGCTGTTCCTGCGCATACATCACGTTTGAACGACGTAGATGATTGTACCATTCACGCTCCCCATCGGGATATGCGTAAACCTCTATAAGGACGTTGAGCTCCACACGCCCACTGACAATTGCCCGAGGGTAAAAAGTCATCGAAACGAGGTCAGGATTGAGTCTCCCGACAGAGCTAGCAACGTGGTTCTTGGGATTAGCAGCCTGGATACGCGGTAGCGTTCGCATGATCGCACCCAGTTGTCCACCTTTGGCACGACTCGACTCCCAACAGGCCCGCGTGGATGCGGCATGGGAGGTTTCCTCGGGAGTGATCCAATCATCCTCCCGCCCGGCAGTCGAGTAAACCTGCCGAAGAGCTTGTCTGACCTTCTTTAGGACAGGCTTCAATTCCTTCATCACACGATCGTGTGTCTTCTCGTCGATGGGATCAGGTTGATCCATCGCTTCTCGATGCTCTCTGTAAGTGGTTAACACCAATTCTTCAGAAGCAGGGGCGGCACACCGCTTGCCTTGTAGAAAGGAGTACCAGAGGTGGGTATTCCGAGGACAAAAGACACGAAGACGTGAGTTGGCCCAGTTCCTGTACTGGCCGACCGGCTTGAACGGCTGATCGGGCGGCTTGGGTGCCTCGCACCGCAAGTAACGCGCCATAGGAGCAACAGTTAGAAACTTTGCTCTTTTGAAGTAGACCGCCTCATCTTGATCGATTAGGTAGGCGGTAGCCTGGGTCCTGAAGCTGTCCAGAACAGCCTGAGGGGCTCCGTGGTGTGCCAAGATCAGCACCAAACCACGGAGCAGCGCCCGAGCTCTCTCGCTCGCCGCGGATGCGGCAGCGATCTCAGCGAGACAGTCTGTCTCACTGACAGGAGGCTCATGAACTCCTGGGGCCGCGCAAGGGCCCAAATTGGGTGTAGCGGCTTCGGCCGCACCGGGATTCATTCCGGAGGTGGGTACAGTATCGAACCTAGATACTTCCCCCGCCACACCAATCATGTTGATTATTCTCCTTTGTTCGTCTGTTGCAGACAACATCATGGAATGGTTCGGCTC